TGAGTTAGCTGGTGTTAGCAGGGCTGCTTTATACAGTAGGATGAGCAAGGACAGCGAGTTTGAGGGTATAATTAGGACTGCACAGAGGCAGAGTGCTGAGAAGGCGTTAGAGGAGCTTGATGAGTTATACAGTGATGCTTTGCACAGGCGTAAGGATTACGATCCTAATGTATTAAGGGATTATGCTAGTCATGTTAGGTGGAAGGCGTCTAAGGTAATATCTGACAGGTTTGGTGATAATAAGAGCCGTGCTGGTGTAGAGGTTAGTGACGGTACTGTTAGGATAGTTTGGGAGAGTTGATATGAAGAAGAAGTCACTTACTAAGCGTCAGACTGATACGTTAAAGCGTCACGCCAAGCATCACACGGCAAAGCACATGGCTAGTATGAGAAAAGACATGAGGGCTGGGATGTCGTTCACCGCTTCCCATAAGAAGGCTATGAAAAAGGTTAGTGGGTGAAACAGGTACAAATACCTTATAAGCCTCGTCCTATACAGGCTGAGATGCACACTCATTTAAAGCGATGGAATGTGTTAGTTATGCACAGACGCTTTGGTAAGACTGTCTGGGCTGTTAATGAATTGATAAAGAAGGCTCTGACTTGTGAGTTACCAAGACCTAGAGTTGCTTTTGTTGCCCCTACTTTTACACAGGCCAAGCGGATTGCATGGGATTATGTGAAATACTATGCGGGTGTAATACCAGGTGCTACGTTTAATGAGACTGAGTTGCGGGTGGATTTTCCTAACGGTGCTAGGCTAACCCTCTTATCAGCAGAAAACCCAGATAGTTTGCGTGGTATTTACTTAGATCTATGTATCTTTGATGAATTTGGTATGCAGAACCCTAGAGTATGGGGGGAAGTTGTTAGACCAGCCCTATCCGACAGAGAGGGTGGCGCGGTGTTTCTAGGTACACCAGCAGGGCATAATCATTTTTTTGATCTTTTAGAGCAAGCTAAGTCTGAGGAGGCTAATGGTTCTGACCAGTGGTACTGGAAGATTGTAAAGGCCAGTGAAAGCCAGCTAGTTAAAGAAGCCGAACTGGATGCTGCACGGGTGCAAATGACGCCAGAGCAGTATGAGCAGGAGTATGAGTGTTCGTTCACGGCTGCTATTATAGGAGCTTACTATGGAAAGTTGCTCGCAGATGCTGATGATACTGGACGTATTACAAGAGTACCATATGATCCTGCTTACCCTGTGCATACCGCTTGGGATCTGGGTATAAACGATTCAACAGCCATATGGTTTGCACAAGTATTTAGAAGCGGTGCTGTTAATGTTATTGATTACTATGAGAGTAGCGGTGTTGGATTAGATCATTATGCTGAGATATTACGGCAGAAAGATTACCACTGGGGGGATCACTTGGCTCCTCACGACATTGAGGTACGCGAGCTAGGTAGCGGCAAGAGTAGGCTGGAAACAGCATTTAGTTTGGGTATTAGGTTTAGAGTTATTCCTAAGATGAAAGTTGCTGACGGTATTAACGCGGCAAGAATGCTTTTACCTAAATGCCACTTTGATAGAGATAAATGTGACACAGGCGTAGAGATGTTACGTCAGTATAGGCAGGAATGGGATGACCGTAAAAAGACTTTTAGAGATCACCCGCGCCATGACTTTACGAGTCATGCTGCGGATGCGTTTAGGTATCTGGCTGTTGGGTTGGAGAATAAACAAAGCTTTACTAAAGCTCCGCAACAAGTCGCGGTTAATGAATATAATCCTTTCTCGATATGACGCACGAAATGTCAAAGCCGTTCGTTTTGGCACTGGTAGAAAATAGCAAATATCATAGTTGGTGGAGTGATAAAGAGATACGGCGGTACATTGATACGCCTATGAGTTTAGGCCAATACATTGTGTTTTGTGATGATGATTTTGAGCCTATAGGTTATGCAAGTTGGGGCTTTCCTAATGAGCGACAGATACAAAAATACTTAATAGAAAATGTATTTCCTGTGGATGGTTTTAGTGGGGGTGGGGATACAGTTTGGATTGTGGACTTTATTTGTTTGGGCGGAAAGAGTAATATAGCAAAATCATTTCGTTATTTAAAATATGAATTAAAAGAAACTGGACTTAATAAAGCTATATGGTTACGGACAGAAACTGGCAAGCTTGGCTGGTTTAAGTTAAAGGAGACTTGATATGGGCAGTGGTAATGGCGGCGGCGGTGGAAACGGGGGTAATAATTCTACCCCAAAGAAAAAACAGTTCCCCAATATCTTTGGCGGTGCTGAAGTATCAACTCCAACGCCAAGAGCAGATCAAGAATTTGACGCATTCTTAAACAATCAGCCTGATCGCAGACGCAGAGAAGAAGAAATTAGCAGAGGACTTGTGTTTGAAAAGCAACAGCTAACAAAGTCTGCTGAAGCTTTGCAGTCTAGAGATAGAGCTGGCTCTACTCGTGATCCTGACTTTGGTGCTAAAGCTCCTGCCCCTGCCCCGCAGATGGGCAGAAGCCCTGGTGCTTTCCAAGCAATGTTAGGTAGCACTGGGCAAGGTGCAAAGGATGCGGCGGCGTTGTCTGGTCGTTCTGAGTTTGGCAGTAAAAGCAATTACAATGCTCTTGGTAAGGTGGTTTCTGAAGCCAGAGGTGAAACAGACATTCTTATCCCAAGCGTAACAACTGTTGGCGGTGCTATACTTAAAAGAGCAATGAATGAAACTATGCTTCAAAGAATGATACGAGGTGGCAAGCCTGTGTTTAAGAGTGGCAACATTGTTGGCGTTGATGAAAACGGAACCTTTACTGGTCAAGCTAGTGCAAGCCCATTGGCTTCCAAACCAACCATAGAACAGCAAACAAGAGATGATCCTGCGGTAACGCCAGAAATAACCCCAGAAGTAATAGAAGATGATGTAACTGTATCTGGCGATCCAACCATTATGGGACGCAGTAAACGCAGAACACGCGGTAAACGTAGCGGTCTTGCTGGTAAAACTGATGAGTATGGTATTCTTGTTACTACATAAAGAGGTATAAAATGTCTTTCTTAACGCCAAAAATATCTACGCCGCCACCACCACCAGCCCCAGAGCCGCCTGATGAGACTGATTACGCACAAGCTGCTGCCTTGTCAGAAGATGCTATGGCACAGGAACGGCGTGGACGTAAGGGCAGAAAGTCAACGCAAGTTGCTGGGATATTGGGCAAAGAGTCCGAAAACTCAGTGATGAAACCTACATTGTTAGGATAGGACATGGAAAAGCAGAATGAAGTCGTAGCTAGGTTTGAATACCTAGAAAGCCAGCGTTCCAACTGGGATAGCCATTATCAGGAACTGGCAGACTACATGCTGCCACGCAAAGCCGATATTGTGCGTAAGCGCAGTCGCGGTGAAAAAAGAATGGAGCTTATATTTGACGGTACCGCACTGCAAGCCGTTGATTTACTTGCATCTTCTTTGCACGGAATGCTTACAAGCGGAGCTACGCCTTGGTTCCATTTAACGTTAAAAGATGACCAGCTAGGCCGTGATGAAGAAGTGCAAGCTTGGTTAGAAGATACCAGTTCTCGTATGATGAGAGCTATAACAATGTCTAACTTTGAAACCGAAGTCCACGAAATGTATGTGGATCTGGTTGTTTTCGGCACGGGCTGTATGTTTGTCGAAATGGACAATACCAGCTTACGATTTAGCACACGGCACATATCAGAGTTTTATGTAGCTGAAGATCAGTATGGAATCGTTGACACTGTATTTCGTAAGTACAGATTGCCAGCAAGACAAGCGGTGCAAAGGTTTGGCTTAGAAAACGTAGGCAAGTTTATTCAAAAAACATTTGAGAAAAAGCCTGATGAGGAAGTAGCTATTCTTCATTCTGTAATGCCACGCAAAGAACGCGATCCTACTAAACGGGACAATAAAAATATGCCTTTTGCTTCTGTGTATATCTGCATGGAAACAAAGATGGTTATACAAGAAAGCGGGTTCCAAGAGTTCCCATATGTTGTTCCGCGCTTCCTCAAGGCAACTGGCGAAGTGATGGGGCGTTCCCCAGCTATGGTGGCGTTGCCAGATGTTAAGATGCTTAATCTAATGTCAAAGACCATTATACAAGCTGCACAGAAACTAATTGATCCTCCGCTTTTGGTTCCTGATGACGGATTTCTTCTCCCTGTCCGTACCCAGCCTGGGGGACTCAACTTCTTTAGAAGTGGCACAAGAGATACAATCACGCCACTAAACACAGGGGCAAACATACCCATTGGCCTGAGTATGGAAGAACAGCGCAGAACAGCTATACGTTCAGCATTCTATGTAGATCAGCTTCTGACAGGCGGTTCGCCTAATATGACAGCTACAGAGGTTGTGCAACGCCAAGAGGAGCGTATGCGCGTAATCGGGCCAGTACTAGGGCGTTTGATGAATGAGATGCTACGCCCAATGATTGACCGTATATTTGCTTTGATGTTACGGGCAGATATGCTGGCAACACCGCCAGAAGTTCTACAAGGTCTTGACGTAGATGTTGAGTATGTATCACCACTAGCTCGCGCACAGAAATCAAGCAGCCTTAACAGCACAATGCAAGCACTGGAAATACTGCTTCCACTAGCTCAAGCGTTGCCAGTAGCCGAACATATTAATGCTGATGGTTTGGTAAATCACATTATGGACAGCCTTGGCGTTCCTAAGAAAGTTGTAAACCCACAGTCTGAAGTTGACGCTGTAAGAGAAGAACAAGCGGCACAGCAAGAGGCTATGATGGCTCGTCAGGCAGAAACACAAGATGTACAAGATGTAGCTCAATTAGCGCAAGCATCAAGGATGATATCTAAATGAACGAACAGATAACAAAACTTAAAACCATGTATACTGATGTTTTTGAAAGTAATGCTGGTAAAAAAGTTTTAGGAGATCTTGAGGCAAGATGTAATTGGAGAGCCTCAAGTTATGTAGCTGGCGATGCTAATGCTACAGCATTTGAAGAAGGGAAACGTGCAGTTTTATTGCACATATACAACATGATGAATGAGGAGTAATTTATGTCAGAGCAAGTTGCCGAACAGGTAGCCCAGCCAGAAACAGCCCCATCAATGCTGGAAACCCCAGCAGAGGTTGCACAAGGCGGGTCTGGTAACGGTTTCATGGAAATGATACCAGAAGATCTAAGGGAGCATCCAAGTCTTTCACCTATTAAGGATGTTGGTAATCTAGCGCGTTCTTTTGTTAATGCACAAAAACTTATTGGTGCAGACAAAATACCGTTTCCAACAAATCCTTCACAGGAAGATTTAGATAATATTTACAGTAGGTTAGGTAGACCAGAAACCCCAGAAGGCTACGAACTATCAGCAGATGGGAATGTAATCACAGAGCAAGTAGCTGAAGAATATTCTGGTATAGCTCATAAGCTTGGGCTTACACCCCAACAAGCATCTGGAATACTTGATTACTACAAAGGTTCTATTGGTCAAAACACAGAGCAAATGGAACAAGTTGCTCAAGAAAGACTAGAGCAAACCACTAATGATTTAAAGCGTGAGTGGGGTAATGCTTTTGAAAACAAAGTTGCTGCCGCGCAGGACATTGTAGAGCAGTTTGCTGGTAATGAAATACTAGGTATGCGTCTTGAAGATGGCACTATGATTGGCAACCACCCTGCTTTTATCAAAGCATTTGCTGCTATAGGTGACTTTAAATCTACAGTAACAAGCGAAGATACAATAAACGATGGCGCAAGAAACTCTGTGTTTACACCAGCACAAGCGCAATCAGAGATTGATGCTATTATGAATGACAAGAGCCATCCTTACCATGATAGAAAGAATGTTACAGGGCGGCAGAGAGCCATAGAGCATGTTAATAGCTTGTTTACAATGGTTCATGGTGGGGAATAATTATGGAAGATGAATTATCCCCATTGGCAGTTCGCTTAGAATGCCTTAGAATGGCAGTCGAGTTTGGTACGCAACGCGATGTAAGTAATCCAGTAGAACTGGCTGAAAAGTATCATAGTTGGGTAACGCAAAGGGGTAGCGGTGCAAACCGTCCCGAAGACAATCGGATAGACGATAGCCTTATGGTGGCTCAAAAACCTAGAAGTGTCCGTAAGGGTAGCGCATCGAAAACAATGTAACTTAAACCGTGTGAAACAAGGAGACATAATATGTCATCAGAAATCACCACGGCATTTGTGCAACAATACTCTGCAAACGTGCAGATGTTATCACAGCAGATGGGTTCTCGTTTGCGTGATACGGTGCGGATTGAAAATATTGTTGGTAAGAATGCCTTTATAGACCAGATTGGTGTAGCAACAGCACAGCTACGCACATCAAGAAACGCCGACACTCCACAGATTGATACCCCTCACGGGCGTAGACGTCTTTCCCTAGCTGACTACGAGTATGCTGATCTCATTGACGATCAGGATAAAGTTCGTATGTTGATTGATCCGACTTCATCTTACGCTATGGCTGCTGCTGCTGCTATGGGTCGTGCGATGGATGACGTTATCATTTCTTCTGCAACTGGTGCTGCCTCAACAGGCGAAACTGGTTCTGGTACAGCAAACCTAGATGCAACTACTAACTCAGTAGGTTCTGCATCTTCAAACGATGGACTAACTGTTGCAAAACTAGTTGAAGCAAAGCGTAAACTAGATGTGCAAGATGTTGATCCTTCGATCCCACGCTACATTGCGGTTAGCCCAAAGCAAATCGAAGATTTGTTAGGAACAACCCAAGTAACAAGTTCGGATTTCAACACAGTCAAAGCTTTGGTTTCTGGCGATGTGGACACCTTTATGGGCTTCCGCTTTGTTATGTCAAACCGTCTAAGCATTGACAGTAACGACATCCGTAAGTGTTTTGCATGGGCTGAAGATGGTCTTACCTTGGGTATTGGTAAGGACATTTCTGCTAGAATTGATGAACGCGCAGACAAAGGTTATGCAACCCAAGTTTACTATTGCATGAGTATCGGTTCGGTACGCATGGAAGAAAACAAGGTTGTACAAATCTTCTGTGATGAAACCCCAGACTAATAGGAGCTAGAGATGACTACTAGAAATTCAGACTTAGTAGCAAATCTTGAGGCTTCCCCTCAAGTTGCTAATAAAGCCCAAGAGCTACAAGGCGTTGTCCGTATAGCTCAAGGTAATGTTGCTTTGTTGGCTGGTGATAGCACTAACGGTGATATTGTTATGCTTGCGCCAGTTCCTAGTAACGCAACTATCATGTCTTTGCGTGTAGGTTCAGATGCCCTTGGTGGTAGCTGTACTTATGATGTTGGCATCTACACAGATGCTGGTGGTGTAAAAGACATTGACTTCTTTGCCACTTCTGTTGCCGATGGCGCAGCAGTAGCAGAGTTGCGTTACGAGGCAGCTAACCTCAACACTACTGGGCAACAGCTATACACAATGGCTGGTGATAGCACTGATCCAGGCGGGTTCTACTACATTGCGGCAACTTTTGACGCAACTGGTGGCACTGCTGGTGATATGGCTTTTATCATTGAGTATGTTGTAAACTAAACAAGTTAGAAGGGGCGGCGATCTGCTGCCCCCTCTCCCCTTTAGGAGTTTGCTATGTCCTCAGTAGTTGACATTTGTAATGAAGCGATGGATTTGTTAGGCGCGGCAACGATAACGTCACTGACCGAAAACTCCAAAGAAGCTAGACTTTGCAATAGAAAATTTGATCTTACACGAGATGCAGTGCTACGCGCACACCCTTGGAATGTTGCGATAGCAAGAGCAGAGCTTGCGGCAAGCAGTGTAAGCCCTGAGTTTGGTTTTAGTCACCAGTTCCAATTACCTACTGACCCTTATTGCTTGAGGGTTCTTTCGTATTGGAACTCTAATGTGAACAATGATCTTGCTGCATACGACAGCAACAGAATGTTTAAAATAGAAGGCCGCAGAATTTTAGCTAACGATGATGCTTGCAAGATTATCTACATATCACGTTTAACAGATACAGAAGATTATGATTCTTTGCTATCTAACGCTATGGCTCACAGATTAGCGGCTGACACAGCTTACGCTATCACTGGTAGTAACTCTGTAGCCCAGCAAATGTACACCATGTATGAAGCTCGCTTGAAAGAAGCGAAGGGTGTGGACTCTATGGAAGGCTACCCAGAACAGCCAGTAGCGGATTACTTTATCGACATTAGGTATTAGAACATGGCGCGGATTTCCAGCATTATAACTAACTTCCGCGCTGGAGCTTTGTCTCCGCGTTTGTTTGGACGCATAGATCTAGCTAAATACAATGAGGGTGCAGAAACCCTATCTAATATGTTGGTCTTTCCTCAAGGCGGTATTACTAGGCGGCCTGGTGCGTACTATGCTGGTGCATCAAAAGATGGCGGCAAAGTAAGATTAATGAACTTTGAGTTTAGCGATGAGCAAGCTTACGTTCTTGAGTTTGGTGCTAATTATATCCGTATATTTAAAGATGGCGGTATAGTTACTGAAGCGGCTAAAACAATAACAGCTATTACAAAAGCCAACCCAGCAGTCGTAACTGCAAACTCTCACGGTTATAGCAACGGTGACAGAGTTATGATTTCTGGCGTTGTAGGGATGACACAAGTAAACAATGTTGAGTTTACAGTAGCTGGCGTTACCACTAATACATTTCAGTTGTCTGGTGTAAATAGTTCAGCATACACCACGTATGGCAGTGGCGGCACATCTGGTAAGATTGTAGAAATAACTACAACTTATTCTGTTACAGAAATATTTGAGTTAAATCATGCACAGTCTGCGGATGTTTTATATCTAGCCCATAAAAGCCACGAACCAGCAAAGCTCACTAGAACGGTAGCCCACACTGGATGGACACTTGCCGATATAGAATTTTACAACGGCGCATACTTAGATGAAAACATTACCACAACAACATTACACGTTTCAGCGGAATCAGGGAGCGTAACAGTTACCGCATCTGCTAGTACATTTGAGGCTGGTCATATTGGTTCTGTGTGGCGTTTACGCGAGATTATTGAAGCTGCCCATCCAGAGTGGGAAACAAACACTACCTATGCCCAGAATGATGAAGTCCGTTTTGGTGGTAATGTGTATCGCAATACAACTGCTGGTAATACAAACGGTGGCAAACTACCGCCTGTTCATACAGACGGTGATGAAACATACGGATCTATTACTTGGAAGTTCTTGCACAGTGGCACTGGTAGCATGGTAATAACTGCTGTAGCCAGTGCAACAAGTGCAACAGCAACTGTGCAGACTAAAAGCGGATTCTTGCCTAAATCCTTTGTTGGATCAAGCGGAGCATCTACTCGTTGGTCAGAAGGGGCGTTTAGCGGCGTTAGAGGCTTCCCCAGAGCCGTTGCGTTCTACGAGGAGCGTCTGTACTTCGCAGGAACGACACACCAGCCACAGAGCGTATTTGGGAGTGTTTCTGCTGACTTTGAGAATCATTCACCAGGGACAAATGATGACGATGCAGTAAGCTTTACTATTGCATCAGATCAGGTAAACGTAATTAAGCACATGCTTCCTGCACGTTTCTTGCAAATACTGACTACAAGTTCAGAGTTTACGTTGTCTGGTGGGTCTGGCACACAGCCTGTCACACCTACAAACGTAAATGTATTGCGTGAAACTACCTTTGGCATATCAGATATTAGACCGTTACGGGCTGGCAACAGTACAATTATGCTACAAAAGGGTCAGGAAAAGGTTAAAGAGATTACCTTTGATTTAGACACTGATGGCTTGCTTGGCATCGATCTAAGTATTCTTGCAGACAATATTCCGCGTGGTGGTCTGACTGACATGGTTTGGCAGCAAGAGCCTGAGTTATTGCTTTGGTTTGTACACAATGATGGCAGATTGATCGGTTTGACTTATGATCGTGCTAATGGCGCAGTCGGATGGCATGAACACACTATAGGCGGTACAAGCGCACAAGTCACAATAACAGTAAGTGATTACGCAAACATAGCTGTCGGCACTACTTTGGTATTAACAAAAAGTGATGGCACACAAGTTACATTTACATCTGAAGCGGCTGGGGGAACATCACCAGCTTCATCGCTAGGGTTTAGACCAAACGAAAGCAACGACACCACAGCAGACAACATTTTTACTGCTGTTAATGCACACGCAGATTTTGTTGTAGAAAACCCAGCAGCGGCAGTCGTTACTATAAAAGAGGTTGCGCCTACGGCTGGCGGTTTATTGTCAATTAAAAGTTCTGATACAACTAGATTAACCACGACAAACCAAGCAGCAGCTATTGTTGAAAGCATTACAGCTATACCAAGCGGATCTGAAGATCAGGTTTATATATCTATTAAAAGAGAAGTAAACGGTAGCACTGTTCGTCATATATGCTTTTTAAGCTCTATCTACTTTAACGACACCATTACTGATGCCTTTTTTGTTGATAGCGGTTTAACATACGATAGCACTGCAACAACCACCATTAGCGGCCTTAACCACCTAGAGGGCGAGGTTGTATCTATATTAGCTGATGGATCTACGCATCCTGATAAGACCGTAACTGGCGGTACTGTTACTTTAGACAGAAGCGCAAGTAAGGTTCATATAGGTTATGGATACACATCTTTTGTAAAAACACTGCGCTTAGAAGGCGGTGCTGATGATGGTATTTCGCAAGGTAAAATCAAGCGTATTCATGGTGTTACCGCTAGATTCTTAAACACTGTTGGGGCAGAGATAGGCTCTAACCTTACTGGTTTGGACAGAATACCTTTCCGCGATAGCAGCATGGAAATGGATGAGGCTGTGCCAATGTTTACAGGCGATAAAGAAATATCATTCCCATCTGGTTACGATACAGATGCACAGATTGTTATTAGGCAGAACCAGCCTTTGCCAATGACAATACTTGCAATCATGCGGAGGTCTAATACTTTCGATGCTTAACGTAATTCCTTTTAAGAAAGAGCATGTGCTAGATATAAAAACACGCTTTGCCTTTTCGCATGAAGGTAAGCTGTCGTTAGCACAGAATGAGGGATGCCCTGCTTACACTGTTATGGAAGATGATGAGGTCATTGCTATAGGCGGTGTGTCTTTAATGTGGCAAGGCGTTGGCGAAGCTTGGATGGTAGTCAGTGAAAAAGGTTATTCAAAGCCATTATCCATAGCTAAGTATTCATTGTATTTGTTTAACCACATTCAAGAATTTCACAAATTTCACAGAATACAGGCAAGCGTTGCCGTAGTTGATGAAACTGCTAACAGATTTGTGAACTGGCTTGGATTTGAAATTGAGGGTATCATGCCTAAGTATGGGCTGGATAAGTCTGACTACTTTAGATATGCGAGGATAGCGCAATGAGTTACATGGCAGTAGCTGCTGGTGCAAGTGCCGTATCAGGAATGATGGGTTACAAAGGCAATATGGCTGCCGCAAGAGCCGCCAGAGGGGTAGGTGAGTTTAACGCTACCTTGGCAGAGCAAGAGCGTGATTTGCTAGTACGGCAAAAAACCCAGCAAGAATCTAATATGCGTAAGAACTCAAACAGGCTTGCTGGCGCACAAAGAGTAGCAACAGCGGCGTCTGGCATACAGATGACAGGAAGCCCGTTAAACACGCTTGCAGACACATTCTTTAACACAGAGTTAGACGCTCTTAACATTAGGTTTGCTAGAGACATAGATGAACTAAACAAAACATCTGAGGCCGCGTTAGCTCGTGCATCCGCTTCTGCAAGATCATCAGCGTTTAAAACACAGGCTTACAGCACACTATTGTCTGGCGGTTCTCGTTCTGCACAACTACTGACTGGATAGGATAAGACATGAAAATACCAATGTATAACAAGGGGATGGGTCAAGCGGTAGCTACACCAGCAGGAAAAGTAAGCCCACGGGCTGACATTGGTACATTTGCAGCACCTGCACAAGCAGCGGCACAGTTTGCCAATCAAGTTGGTCAGGTTGCTTTTCAGTTTGGTATGGCTGAGAAGAAAAGGGAAACTGACAGAGTGGAAAACGAAGAAGCTGTGCGGGTACAGTCTGAGGGAGACGATTTTCTTCTAAACAATCAAGATACAGAAATCGCAGTTTTTTCTCAAAACTTTAAAAAGTTTCAAACAAAAAAGTTAGCAGAAATTGATCGTATTCCGAATCTTACAAAAAATCAGCGTGATAAAGTTAAAGCCCGTGTGTCACGCATTATGTTATCTAAATCTTCTGCTGGAAAACAAAATACATTTACCCGTGGGCAAGCGCAAAGTTCTAAAGCCCTTAACGAAGTTCTTGATGCAAACATCAACGAAATGGGGACTTATGATCCTTCAGACCCAAGGTATCAAGAACTCTACAACACTAACGTAGACGAAATAAACAAAGGCGTGGCAAACGGGTTGACGCTTAATTACACAGAGACTTCCATGAAGTTGGCTGTAAGTGGCAGAAACTATTTTAATAATATACAATCTGCAAACTCTACTGCAAAACTTGATGCCATAACTGAAAATCTTACAAACGATAAAACTTTACCAGTAAAGACACTGCAAGCTTTGTTAGCTAATGCCTCTGCGCGTGAAACAGTTATAAACTCTGACAACTTAGAGGCGGCTAGGGGCGATCTTGCAGATATTGCTTCTAAAGCAACCCCAGATCTACTTACAGAAATAGCAAAATCATTCACAAGCAATGAACCCATTACATTTGAGTTGGGTGGGAAAGAAGAAGCAATAGACCCATCTAACCTAACCTCATCTGCAAGGTTGCAAATGGCTGGCCTTGCTTTGAAGTTCCATAATCAAAACGTAGCAGAAATAACTGACGGCCTTATTGGAAGAATTGGTTCTCTTCAAGATAACACTACAAGAGATCAGTTTTTGCAAGCGGCAAAAAAAGCAACGAATGGTGATAACTTTACCATTACAGATGATAAAGGTGTAGAGCATGAGTTTGACATGTCTCAGTTACCAAATGCTCAAAAAATAAAGTTTGGAAGTGCGCTTAATGAAGCGGCTCTACAGTTAGAAGATACCATTTCAACTGGCATGGTAGTTCAAATGAAAGATGTCATTGGTAGTGGTGTAAGCCCCGATAGTGTAGTTGCCTCTGCGAGAAGCATGTATGATCCAGTTTCTATGTCTAGCAAAGGGCAAAAGCCTACAAACGTAGACGCTATAATCTATGACTCTGCTGACCAGACTGTTGATGGTATTGCCAGACAAATAACTGAAAACAAACTAGAAAACGTGCCAGAGATGTTAGCGCAGTTAAATGCAGCCGAAGCTTTGCTAATACAGGACTTTGATGGCAGAGGTGCGTTTTCTACAAGAATAGATTCATTAGGTAATAATACACAAACCACTTTAGACAAAATATCAACAGCTAGAAAAAACATATCTAAAGCGATAAACGCCCAATCTATCGGGCAAGTAAGCGTTCAAGACTTTATGAATAAGCGACTTTCTTCTTTTGGTTTGAAAGAGTCAGAAAAGGATGCCGTTATAAACGCTGGGATGTCTAAAGCTGCACAACTTGCTGCTAAAAACAATAGTAATACAATGGACGTACAGTTTGATCTGCTTGAAGGTAACAACGTAGTCTACAAACCTTTCAAAGAGCGTTTGGGTAAAGCCTCATCGGTTGGTAGAAGCGGTGTATTAGAAGAAGGCACTCCTGAGTTTCAACAGGTGCGAGAAGCTTTAGTCACATATAATGCTATGGGGCGTTATCCTGCTGTACAAAACAATCACACTACGGAAGATGATAGAACATTCTTTGACGCTGTAAATCAAAGGTTGCCATACGAGACACTAGAGCAAGCAATGATAAACGTGTCTAAAGCAGCGCAAAAAGACATTGATGTTACAGTTCCACTAAAAGCTATTGAGCAAAGCGTTAGAAGTATTACCTCTGAAACAGAGGGTAGTTTCTTTGTT